GATACATTGCCAGCAGGTCAAAACCTAGGGCAAATAGAAGACGTAGAATATTTTCAACGTAAACTGTATCAAGCACTGAATGTTCCAGTATCACGTTTAGAACAACAGGCAGGATTAAACTTTGGTAGAGCAGCTGAGATAAACCGAGACGAGATGAAGTTTACAAAATTCATCATCAAGTTAAGAAGGAAGTTCTCAGTTATGTTAAGTGATCTTTTAAGAACACAGCTCTTACTAAAAGGTGTTTTAACTGAAGTTGACTTTGATGCTATTAAAGACGACTTAGAGTTTGAGTTTGCTACAGATGCTTACTACACAGAATCTAAAGAACAAGAGATTCTTAGAAGTAGAGTAGAAGTATTAAACGGATTAGCAGCATACATAGGAACATTTTTTAGTAAGCGTTATATACAAAAGAACGTATTAATGCTTACCGATGAAGAGATAGAAGTCATTGAAACTGAACTCTTATCAGAGCCACAGTATCAAAGACAGTATCAATGGAGTCCATTAAGTGCAGTCCAACCAGACGCACCTCAAGGACCCGAAGGACCGGCCGGCGAAGGAGTTCCTGAACCTGGCCCAGATAATGGAGCATAAATAGTATGGCAGAAAATGAGAACAATGAAGTTGAAGTAGTTACCCATGAGGGTCCTACTACAAATGGCATGTTGGACAACATGATAGCTGGTAAGGCATCAGATGTTCAAGATAATTTTAATGATCTAATGCACCAACGCGCTAGCGAGGCATTAGACGACAGGAAGGTAGAGCTTGCCAAAGACATATTTAGGCAAACTATTGAAGGCAAAGACGGTGCAGACGTCGATGAATTTGATAAAATGGGACTAACTCCCGATGCACCTATTGTAGGCGATAGTTTAGACGACGCTTTAGTTGATATAAATATGGATACAGGCATACCTGTAGATAAAGAAGAGGAAACAAATGAAAACACTTAAGGAATTTAGAGAAAATCATGGCTTAACAGAAGCTAAGGTTGACGGTGTTGCTAAAGGTTCATTAGAAGGTGATTCCCACATGTGCGCAAGCAAAATTTTCCACAAGGAATGGAAAGAAGGAACACCTATTATCGGTGAACACGCAGAACCTGTTGACGGACACGTTTCTTGGTATAAAGTTATGTTTGAACACGGTATAGAAACAGTTGACGTGAATGATCCAAATGTTGAAATTATAGAGGAAGGTTCTCACGGGAATCATGCCAAAAAACCAGCAAAAAAATATTAATTTTTAAACAAAAGGAAAACAAATGGCAGTCACAGTAAACGTATTAAAACTCACCCAAGTCCAGGGTGTGGTTAGTGTGAGGGGGACTGCTGATACAGGAACGATAGATATTAGTTCTACGCTAAAGAAATCAACTGAAACGCAAAGCTCCCCAACAGTAAACATAAATGGACTACATTGGACATTAAGTAGTGGCGCTAGTGCTAAGGTGCAACGTAACTCCGTCGTATTATACGAGCTTATGGAGTCAGGTTCCTTAGATATGTATGGTTATTCCGACAATTCAGAGAACACATCAGATATAGAAATAGTTATAGCGGGGGGAGCCGGTGGAACTGTTATTGTAGATTGTGCTAAAATATCTGGATATGGAAGTCAACAACATCAAGACGCACCACTAGACACAAATGACTCAGGCAATGTATATAACGGAGGTAGCTTAGGATAATGAGATTAATTAAAGAATTTAACGAAAGTATTACATACTTAACCGAAGAGAGTAAAGATCCTAAGAAGCCTAATGTATTCATTGAAGGAGTATTTTTACAATCAGATTTAAAGAACAAGAACGGCAGAGTCTATCCTAAGGAGATTATGCAACGAGAAGTGCAACGTTATGTAAATGAGAACGTTAAAACTAAAAGAGCTTATGGAGAGTTAGGTCATCCTGACGGTCCTACAGTTAATTTAGATAGAGTTTCTCATATGATAACAGATCTTAGGGAAGACGGTAACAATTGGATAGGTAAAGCCAAAATTATGGATACTCCAATGGGCCGTATTGTTAAGGAACTCATTAGCGAGGGTGCTCAACTAGGTGTTAGTTCACGTGGTTTAGGCAGTCTTAAAGAGAAAAACGGCATAAATGAAGTCCAAGGAGACTTCATGCTTGCTACAGCGGCAGATATTGTAGCTGATCCTAGTGCTCCAGACGCTTTTGTAAGCGGTATAATGGAGGGCAAAGAATGGGTTTTTGTTAATGGGAGATGGACAGAACAAGACATTGAGGAAGCTCAAAACACTATTTCTAGAGCCAGTTTAGCGGATTTAGAAGAAGAAAAGATGCAAGTTTTCTCAAATTTTTTAGATAAATTGTCCAAAATTTAAATAAATATAAATATATTAGATTAATACTATTATATTAATATATAATCCGACTTAAAAAAAGGAGAAAGACATGGGAGTAGAATCCAAAATCAGAGAACTGCTTGAAGGTAAGTTACAAGACGACACCGTAGCAGTTATAGATGAGCAGATTGCCGGCGACCAACAACCACCTATGCAAGGCGGTAGTTCAAAAGCTAATTTGCCAACTTCATCTGCTGATGCCCACCGTCCTTTAGATAAGAAGAACAATGGTGATGCTAGTAATCCATTACAAGGCAGCTCAAACGCCAACCCTGAAATGCAAGACCTTAGCGGTTCAAGCAATCCAGAAGGTGGCTTAACAAGCCCAGTAGGACAAGCAGCATCTAACAAAGCTTCTAAAGCACCTGGCCTAGAAGGTTCAGGAGCTGGTCAGGCACCTAACTACAGCGGTTCTGAAGACGCTCGTTCTGTAGTAAACCAACCTAGCAATGCTGGTAACGTTTACAAAGAAGAAGACGAAGTTGAGCCAGAAGGCGAAGAAGAAGTTCTAGATTCAGTTGAAGAAATTGATGACGAAGTAGAAGAACTTGATTCTGATGTAGAGGTTGAAGAAGAAGAGGAAGTCGTAGCAGAAGACGTTGAAGACGAAGAAATCGTTGAAGACGAACTAGAAGCAGAAACACTCTTTGAAGATGACATTGCTAACTTATTTGAGGAAGAGGAGCATCTCTCAGAAGAATTTAAAACTAAAGCAGCCTCATTATTTGAAGCAGCAGTAGTTGCCCGTGTAAACCAACAGGTAGATCTCATTGAGAACGAACTTGTTGAAGAAGCGGAACAGGCTTTTGAAGAAGCAAAAGCCAAACTCGTAGAAAACATTGACAAGTATCTGTCTTATGTGACAGAACAGTGGATGGCAGAAAACGAGATTGCCGTTGAGAACGGATTGAAAAATGAAATCAACGAGAGCTTTATTAAAGATCTCAGAGAGACATTTGCAAATCATTACATCGAAGTTCCTGAAGAGAAATACGATGTATTAGCAGCTCAACAAACAGAGATTGATGAGTTAAAATCTAAACTAGATGAAGAAATTAACAAATCTATTTCGATCAGCGAAGAAAGGGAACAACTACAAAAGGATAAAGTATTCCGTTCCGTGGTTGACGATCTAGCTGACACTGAAGTTGAAAAGTTTGCATCACTTGTTGAAGGTATTACATACGACAACGAGGAAATGTATCTTGGAAAACTAAATGTTATCAAGGAAAATTATTTTCCGAAAGCAGTCGCTGATAACGGTGACAAGCTAGAAGATAGCGTTGATCAGGGAGCATTATCAGAAAATACTGTGATGGACAGATATGCGAGAGCAGTAAGTCAATCCGCTAAATTTGATAAGGCACAAAATTAATTTTTTATAAATAATTAGGTTATAGAAAAACATAACAAAACGTTAAAAACAAGGAGAAACTGATGTATCTTTCAGAAGAACTACAGAAAAAGTGGAGCCCAGTTTTGGATCACAAAGATCTCGCTGAGATTAAAGATCCTTATAAGCGTGCGGTAACCACGGTTGTTCTTGAAAACCAGGAAAAAGCTCTCCGTGAGGAGAAGGAAGCCCTTTTCGAGGCAACTCATGCTAACCAGACCGGTGCAAGCGTTGACAACTACGATCCAATTCTAATATCGTTAGTTAGACGTGCTTTGCCTAACTTGATGGCATACGACGTTTGTGGTGTTCAGCCTATGTCAGGACCTACAGGTCTTATCTTCGCAATGAAGTCTCACTTTACCAGCCAGACTGGAACAGAGGCCTTATTCAACGAAGCAGATACAGACTTTTCAGGTGGTGGCACACACGCTGGCTCTAACCCAGTTGATGGAACTTACACAACTGGTGCTGGGGTATCCACAAGCACAGCTGAAGGCTTCGGTGACTCAACAACTCTAAACGAAATGGCTTTCTCAATCGAGAAAACTACTGTAACAGCTAAGTCAAGAGCACTTAAAGCAGAATATACTGTTGAACTTGCACAAGACTTGAAAGCTATTCATGGTTTAGACGCAGAGTCCGAGTTAAGCAACATTCTTTCACAAGAAATTTTAGCTGAGATTAACCGTGAGGTTATTAGAACTATTTACAAAGTAGCAAAAACAGGCTCAGCCTCAACTGC